AAAAAGGCCTAACCCCAACTGGGAGGAGGGCGGGAACCAGTTGAGGTTAGACTAGTAGCGACGTCTGTTTAGTTTGGACGCCAAACATATCCGAGTTGCTCAAGGTACCCTGCAAGACCTGCAGGTACTCGATACTTGACACCAGCCTTGAATGAATAGTGGTTTCCTACTCCGTATGTCATGTCAGTAATATCATGCTGTGTACGGATAACAACGTAGTCGTTGTTTACACTAACACCGACGTTCTCAATCTCATCAAGAACTAGCGGTGCATCAGGGTGCTTCGGGTCAAACGTATCGTGTTTAATGCTTTCATTTTCAACCGCATTTGCAAGAGAGATCTCTTCTGAACGGGCTTGTTGTTCTTTGATGCGAGCCTTCGCTGCTTTTTCTGCTGCGTGTCCTGTTGCATCTAGAGGACTTGTTGGTGTGTTTGCCACGATGTCTTTTTCCTTTTCTAGTGAGTTAGTTAGTGATGGCTGTGGGCCAAAGAAGGAGTATGACCCACAGACATCGGGTAAAGCAGTGTCTTAGTTTGTGTAAACTTTGACGATGGCCTGATCTGTAATTACGCCAAGACCCCAGATTGCGTACCAAGCAAGAGCGTGCTCACGACCGAAGTCAAGAACGCCACCATCGCGAAGTTCAACTGGAAGGCTGATTGCGTGACCAAATGCGTTGTCACCGATCATGATCGACTCATAAACAGTAGCAGCGGTTGTGTTTGCAGAACCACCACTTGGATAAGCAGATGCTCCAACGTTCTCTGGGAATCCACCTTCACCTGGAGCGGTGTTAGCATCAACTGGAACAGAAGTTGCAGAACCTGGTGTACCAACATAGTTGCTGTAATCAATAACAGAACCAGATGAGAATGAGTTCACCTGTGTTGTTTCGATGAAGACTACATCGTAGATACGTCCGATTTCACCGAGCATGAAGTTACCTGGTGCAGCGTACTTTGTAACCTCGATGAACTCAGGGTTTGTACGGATGTCACGAGATTGCTTTGGGTGAATGAACTGAACATAGGTCTCGCCCAAGCGAGGGATGTTCTTTGATGCGAGGGTAAGAGCAGCATCCTTAACAGCACCTGTAGACAACTTGAAGTTACCTGTTAGGCCTGAGATTGATGTTCCAACTGTACCTTCGTTGTACCAGTCGTTGACGCCTTGAAGACCTGTGCGATCGTAACCGAATACTGCTGAAGTTGCAGCAGAAAGGGTGTTACGAGCCTGGAGATCAAGGTACTGAGCCATGTGACGGCCAAGAAGACGTGAAGCAGAAGCCATAACGTCATCGAATGAAGAGTTGAGAAGAAGTTCAGAAACAGCAACGCCGTAACCTTGTTCTGCAACTGTGATTGCGATCTGCTCTGCTGTTAGAGCGTTTGTTGTCATACGAACACCTTCTGTAAGAGGTGTTGGGTTGACAGCAAAGTTTTGGTAACGAAGGAAGTTCACGCGAAGACCAGGAGAAACTCCTAGTTCAGTCTTCTTTACTGCGAACTGCTCGAAACGAAGAATTGGCATTGCCTGGAACAAAATTTCTTTTGACCAGATTGTTTGAATTGCTTGGTTCAGGCTTGAGTTTGAGCCTGAGTACGCTGTTGGTGCGCTCGCGAGTTGCGAGGATCCTGTAATAGCACTTGCCATGTTAGGTCAAGTCCTTTCTGTAGTTGAAGTGGGGTTCTTAGTTTCCGAAGAGACCTTGACCACGATTGCTGGCTGCTTGTCCAAGTAACTTGGCACGTTGTTTCGCATAGTCTGCCACTGACATGTCCCGAATTGCGTCGGGTGAGTACGATCGTTGTTCCGAATCATTATCGAGAGGTCCACTGGATGGTGCTGTAATACGAGCACCTACCATTTGTTGCTTACTTGCTTGAACAGTCTGCATGACATCTTGCATGATTCCTGCAGACTTCTCTTTAAGAGAAGCGATGCTCTGTTCAATCTCATCTTGTGTATTACCGTTGATCAAGTCGATAAGTTGAGGAACGATTGTTTCACGCTCTTCCTCTAGTCGTGCTTGGCGATAATTCTGGAGTTCTTGGAATTCGCGTTCCTTTTCAAGCATTGCGAAGGCGCGTTCTCTTTCAAGACTTTCATGCTCAAAACGAGCATTCCATTCTTGCTCCTTCTTAGCGAGGAGTTCCTTAGCAGAAAGTTCTTCTTCTTCTGCAGCCTTTTGCTTTGCAAGACGCTCTGTTTCGTACGCTGTTTGCTCAGCATTCTTACGAGCAATCTCTTCTTCGCGTTCCTTTTTAAAAGTATCTACTTCACTCTTGAGTTTTTCCATTTGTGAGTACAACTTTGATTTCTCTTGTTCACGAGCCTTAGCAATGTCTTCAGCGGTAAACCCTGCAAGAACTGATTCGGCNTGTTCTGCACCTGTTGGTACATTTGTAATTTCTGCAATAACAGGATCTACCTGTGTATTTGTTGCAAAAATGTCNTCTGCATATCCGTTGTTGGCCATAGTTGGTCACCTATTTTTCTTGTCTCGTTGTCCGAATGCCTTACGGCGTATCCCTTGATTTCTTACAAGACTATTGCATTACAAAATGTCGCAATTGTCTCGATATACTCTGATTTATTATCAGAATCCTATTCGTCTCGGTCGACGTTACTGCGTTGTGGCTCTTTAGTTCCGTACGCATCCGTCACGAGTTGGTTACGAATTGCAGCCTCATCTTGCTGAACCATTTCCTGGTTCTGCTGTTGGGCTGGATCGTTTACACTTTGAGGAGTTTCAGGTCCAAGGATTCCGTCTCCCATGATGTCACCATCACCGAGTTCTGTTGGTTGCAATGGGATAGCGGATCCGTCTGGTCCTGGCATCATCCCTGTCATGTCCATAATCTCTTTTTGGATCTGGATCTTAAGAAGTTGCAGAGCACCTTCTGCCTTTGCATCGTTCATGATCTCATCACGGATTTCTTGCAACTTGCTTTCTGGGAACTCTTCGCCAAGAGCACGAAGTGCGCCTTCTTTGGATTCAAGTCCTGCAGACATCTTTGCTTGGATCTCATTGAGGATAATTAACTTATCAAGAGGAAGTGGTGGTGGGAACTGCACGTAGTTTTGGTAGGTAAGAGGNTCATTTGGATCAAGAACGTCGTATTGACCTGGCTTAATAGGGCCATCTACGTCTGGGTTGTACTGGAATGTGATTGGCTCTTTAAGTGCTAGGGTACGAAGGATAAGTTCATTGATGCGCTCAATGCCTTTTCCGTACTGAACCTTCTTTTGCTCATAACGATTCATCAGTGGTTGGTACTGAATAGACAGTGCTACACCAGAGGTATTTGAGATAGGTTGTACTTGACCAAGGGCAGATTCTGGGATGTTCATCATCTCGTGCATAGAACGCTTAAGTAGTTCCAGATATTGAAGAGCGCCGCCAATTCCATCTGCTCCACCATCAAGGTTAAAGACTTGAGCGTCCTTTGGAAGACCGCCCCAAACCTTACTTGCACCTTTTTCAAGGTTAGAAGCCTTGGCACCAATGATTACAGTAACTGGAGCAGCATGGTAGTTAATAATGTCTGCGACATCGGTTGAAATCTCATTGTAAGTACGGTTAATGGTAATGATGTCCTGGCAGTCTGAAAGACCCCAAGGAGAGCCTGTAACAGGCATGTTAGGAATGTGTACAACTGGAATAAGTCCGATCGGATTAGGACGAGAATCGATCAACTCATCGTTGATGTATTCCTCAATCATGTCATCCGTTAGGATCTCTGTGTAAGTAAATACTTGACGGGTTCCTTCTAGTGAAGTTCCCCAGAAACGATACTTTTGCTTAAAACGAAGAAGACGCGTGCGGTCATGGGGAGCAAACTCAGGAAAACAGAAAGCAGAGTTCATAGGAAGAATACGCACACGCCCAGCGTGTGTATGACCTGCAGAATCTTGCCAAGCCTCTTCGTAAGCAACCTTTACAAAGCAGTCACCTGTAACTCCACCTTGTTGTGCCATCTCAAGAAGCACACGCATTTTGTCGTTATCTACTTCCCACACACGCTCTAACCGTGCTGGAACAATTGCTTCAGTGGCTTTAGGAGAGCGGAAAGAAACGCCTTTAGCAAAAGTAAAGCGTGCAAGGTAATCAGTAAATGCACGGTAATAGTTAAACGTCATTTGTGATTCGCCAGTTTCNCGGCGATAACCCCAGGCATGACCTAGGTACATTGCAAAGTTTAATGAGTAACGGTTAAGACGAGGCCCGTGAACTTCACTATTCGAATTCCTCGTCTGCTAATTCAACCAATCCCAAAGGTGAGATTGATATTGTTAAATCAGAAGACGCCGCTCTATAAGAGGGCGGAGAAAAATCTAGGTAACTCATGGCATCACCTCCTTAGACTCAGTGAGGTTACGAACCTCATTGGCGATTGTTTCCTTCATTTTATCAGTAAAAGGCCATGTAGCATTTTTACGCACATTGCATGGGTTACAGGCCAAAAGTCACTTCTTACCCTTTTTCTTATCGACCTTTTTTAACTCTTGTTTTTTCTCAAGAACCTTATGCCTTGCAGCATCAAACTTCTTTTGATGAATCTTTTTCATACGATCTTCTTCATGCGTTTCAATAAACTGGCCACCGAGTTCAATGTAACGACGATGTACCCAAGAACTTGCACCTGGTGAAGGAAAAGTTGCATACTTAGCCTTAGCCTGTGCGATGATCATCTCGTACAGTTTAGGGTTAGCAGGCTTTTGCATTTATCCTCCATAGATAACTCGATAGCCCCCACACTAATGTANGGGCGTATCGGTGTCAGGCTTAATTAGTCGTTGACGACTGTTGCAGATTGACGTGCTGTCTTTCCGCCTGAACGAACTGCAGTCTCAATTGTCGCTGCTGAGTAGTCGTTCATTGTTCCATGAGCAAACTCGCCTAGGAATGTTGGTGCTTCAACCCATGAGGCTGATCCGACGTGTGCACGCTCTGAAAGAGTCTCTGCAGCAGTCTTCTGCCAAACTGGGGCGTTGCGGTTTGGGCGTCCTGGCATTGTTGCTTGACCAGAAGCCATACCCTTTTCAAAATCATTTGGAACGTCTGTATCTGTTGCGATACCCTCTTCAAAGCGAAGTGGTCCACGACGAACGTCGTTTCCTGCTCCCTTGATTTCGTAGTTCTGAGGAGAGCGTTCTGGGAAACGAGGTGCTGGTGAGATTGTCATTGTTACTCCTTAAGGATGTATTAGCAAAGGCCTTTTGCTTAGTACATAGTTTCCACCCTTAACGAGCGTATGTGTTGCTAATTAGCGTGTTTTTTTACCTAAAGAACACATTGGTGGAGACGCTTACTTCAGGCATCACCAGTTCTTGAGTCAAAGAGCAAGCGATAGACAACGAGTCAGCAAAGTCATCATGGGAGTAAGCCTCATCAGGTGCTGCCGCTGCAAAGTTAGGGCCTTTGTAGGTTACTTCAAGGTCCGTCATCTGTTGGTAAAAACGCTTCCAAGTACGAAGTCGACGAGTTTTTGCATGAGCAGGCCATGTGATCATTTTACGTTGAATCAAGGCTTGAAGATGCTTCCACCTTTTGGATTGCTCACTGGGGCTAGATGTAAGGGCTACAACCTCAGAGCGTGGCATCAGCAACTTCAAACGTTGCGCCACAGCATCGCCTACACCGTTGCCGTCTACTCCTACGGCAAGTACGTCGTAGTTTTGTAAGAAGTTAACGATCTGGAAGTACTGTTCTTCCCAGTCATCTCCTTGCATCTCTAACCAGTTGAGGATTCTGTGCTCAAAATAACCAAACTCATCTGGGCGTTCCCAGTCAACAAACACAACAGTAACTACAGTTGAGTCGGTTTTACGTGCTGGGTCAATACCTACTACTACAGGGGTTTTGTGCCAAGACTTTACTAACTCTGCAGATGTATCTCCAAGGTCATCCATGATAGTAGAGGTAACAAACATGCCACGCTCAAGAAGCCATTTACAATTATGAGAAGCAAGACCCTCTGCAATAAATGTTTGAGTCGTGGTCTCAAGAGCGACAACTTCTTGCTCACCTACCGAAGTTACTGATAGAACCAGTGGGTGCTCAAAGTCTTGTCCAACAAAATCATGGCGACCAATAGAGCCAAATAAATTAATGTCAACTTTTTGAAGTAAGCGCTCAGGACGAATTTGTCCCAAGAAACGAGACAGGCTTGCACGACCCCCCGCAAGTTGCAAGACGGTTACATCGTTATTAGTCCCAGTATCGTGGCGCTCCCAGTACTTAAACCCTAGTTCATCTAAATACTTTCGGACCTTACTTAACATCACGTTCTCACGTTGAGAGAACCCAAGCATTGCTTGTCGAGAGAAGTGTCCTTCTCCGTCAAAAGCCGCTGCTAGGTACCCTGTTCGGTAGTCCTCTACGTTTTCCCAAGTGTCAAAGACTTTGAAGATGCGGTCAGTAGAAGTTAACTCGTCTGTGCGCTTCCACAAAGTTCGACGACCCGCTGTTGACACTAGCCATAGGTGCCCATCAGAGGCTTTAACCGTAGTACCATCAGAAAGAGCAATCTCATAGGTGGGGCGAAGTATGCGCTCTGCTTTAGTTACAGTGGTTTCACGTATTTTACGGTGTGCGCCTTTTGTTGGTGCCTCTTCTTCAAAGCCTACTAAAACGTCCCCTACTTGCACTGAGCCTATCTCTACATAGCGCAAATCTCTAGTAAGCACTTTAGTGTCTGGAGTAAGGCAGTTGTAAGACATCTGAAACTCATCGGAGTCTTCACCGATTCGAAGCATCTCTTTACGAATGAACTTCTCATAGTTTGCTTGGATCTTTGCAACGTCTTTCCAATCCCATTGAAAATGGTTTTGGCGTGAATTACGTCCTGTTTGTCTACGCTTATTCAGTTGAATAGACCTATAGAAGTTGTTCTTAGAAGTAGTTGGTGTCCCTGTTTTTACCATAGTACCCGCGTAGTACGCAAGCATTGGGGAGATAGACTTTGATACAACGAAGTCGTCTGCTTCTTGGCACTCATCGATAACGATAAGATGGAAAGACTTAGACTCAATTTTAGCGCGAGGGTTAGCGGTCATCATTGTGATGGTAGAACCAGACTTCTTAAGTTTAATTTGACGAGTTACTCCGCCAACACGGGCTGCACTGTCGTCAATCTCTGGATCGCCAAGTATCTCTAGGGCACGCTCTGATGTAAGCCGTGTAACTGTACGACCAAAGAGTGTCTCAGCCTGACCCTCTGTAGGCGCAAATAGTCCTACCCAAATACCGTCTTTAAACTTACCTAACAAGTCTGGGTATAACTTTGCCAAACGAGGAAGGAGGATCATAAGTGTGGCCACAGTATCGGCCACTGTTTCAGACTTGCCTGACTGACGAGAAGCCAGGGCGGTGATCTCTTCACCATCATTGATAATTACAGACTCGATAATACGACGAGCCAAAGGCTTTTGGTACGGGTGAAGGTCATGTCCTACAAGCACCTTTAGAAAGTCCATGATCTTTTCGATCAACTTGTTAACAAACTCTTGTGATAGTTCATCGAGTTCAACTTGAGAATCGCCTTCTACAGGCTTGTCTTCATCGTTTAAATAGAACTCTGGATTGATTTCCTCGAATTTGTTCTCGTCATAGTTTTCCATAGTTACAGTGTATGCTCAGATCGTCTCTTAAGTTCCTTAGCGATAGCATAAAATGCTTCTGCTCCCATCAGCACTTCTTCAAGATCGTCTTTACTCTGCTCCCTTTGCCAAATTGTAATATGTCGACCAATCGTATGCATCGACTGCTCCATCCACATTGTTAATTCGGGCGTAGAGATCTTCGAGACTCTCTTCTCCACTTTCGTCTGGGGCTGGAACCCATCCTGCTTCTTCTTTAAAATCATCGTATGTTACTTCCCTTATTCCGAGTAGTTCTGCAACTTCTTTTTCTTCCTTTACCCCTGTCCATTTTCCAAATACTAGTGCCTTGTAACTTGGCAGTCTCAGTATGAGTGGGGTTGCAGATCGGTAAGGCTCTTCAGATTCTTGAGTCCAACCACGGGTTGCTATCTTTGTTCCCCATGTATAAGGAAAAGAAGTGTATTGAATAAACCGATGTGTACCGATATTAATGAGCCTATTTTTATGCATTTATCTCCGCTTGGTATTTAGTGGCTTAAACTTAGCACCTTTAGATTGAATTTGGGAAGTTCTTGCCAATTTGTAAAACGCNTTACGTGCAGTGGCAGAGATCTTAGTAACATCTGCAAGCCCGCGAGGGTGAAAGTCTAAGTATTTATAAATGTACTGACCTTTGGATACACGGGANTTAAAGGCGGCCCATTCAGAGGGGCTGCACTCATAATAGTTATAAAAAGTTCCGTCTCTAAATACAACGGTAATCTTCTCTTCTTCAGCATCATACCCTGCAGCAACTGTGCGAGGACGTTCGTGGTTTGTAGTTGAAGTAGGAACGACCGTGAGTTGGGCAGGGGATTCGTCTTCGTCTAACTGTGCACCGTACGATCCAGGGATAGTAGGGTTGTCTTCACCATTGGTGACGTCTTCCCATTGACGTTGGTACGAAAGTTCTGTTGGCATACCTGCCATGTTGTTGTACTCTACTTGGCCCTCGTAGTGCTTCATAGTGTCACGAATACTGATGATCTCTTGAAACTCACCAAACTCTGCAGTCTGGGCAGTCGTTGGTAATCCTGCAAAAGGGTTAGCAGCGCCCGTTATCTTGGCAATACCTTCGCTCTGACGTGGACCAAACCCATAAAAGGCTCCCAGTTGTTCTTGGGCAGACGGAAGCGCCATGCGGGTTTTCCGCATAGCGCTACCACCTGTTGGACGCTTGTTAGGCATTAGGCCTTATTATGATGCG